TCTTCTGTCACGGGAGTGTATGTGTTAAGAGTTGCTATTACATCGTTAATGGCACCTTGCAATTTGCATAAAGCGTCGTAATAAGACAGTGCATCAGCATAAGCAGACGGCAAAGCGGGGGAACAACATCGGACCACGTTCAGAAAATCCATATCGTATCACCTCCTTTAATAAAGTTTCATAAAGCAGTTTTGTATTTCCGGGTTGTTTATAATCTCCATGTCAATATTTAAGAATGTTTCCCGGTAGTCTTTTAGGAGTTCGCTTAAATTATGATACATATTTCCACGTACTTTCTTTTCGAAATTTCGGTTACGCTTCTGTAAATTGTTAGCCGTGGAAGATGCAGAAGAATCATTTAAGGTTGCGGATGTTAAATACTTTTCATCAGCAATTGCACCATTTTCAAGAAGCCCTTGCGGTGTATCGCTGTAAAGACTTTTTCCGTCTGCCGTATCCGTGCGTGTACCATCACTTTCGAGATTTTCGAGTTCCATGTTTGTTTCATTGTAACTATAAGCATTCAGCGGGTCAAAGTCAAGTTGGGCACTTTTGTAAAGTTGGTTGTAATACGGCATTATTTCGCCCATTGTGCGGTTAAGATAAAGCTTGAAAAGCCCTGCCGTTTCCGCTCCTATTTCCCTAATCCAGTAATGCATTATAATTTTATTGTTAAGTGTTTCACGGTAACTTTCATCAAAAATAGGATAGTCTTTTAGCCCTATGTCATAACCATTTTGAATAAGCTGTCTCAACTCAACGGTATAACTACTCATTTTCAATATCACCGCCCATTTCCGGCACAATTGGAATTTCAGAATTAAACTCTACGCTCATGTTAGTGCCAAACATTTCATTTATTTTTTCGCACGCCTGTTTTCGTTCATATAGGTAAGATTCACGTATCATTTCAAGCGAGCCGAACGGCGCGGCGGCTTCATTTGCAACAAGCCGTTCACGCTTATCTGTGAAAGCTGAAACAACGCCAAGACTTGTAAGGGCTTCATTATAAATTTCCGTTTTAACGCTTAGTAAATCCCGTGCAATGAACGGGATGTCCAAGTTAATAGGCTTTATGCTGTCAAGATTCAAGGACTTATCACCGTAAATAAACGGTTGACCGCCGTCTAACTTCATAATCAAGTTTTTAAGCGACAATCTTTCTTTTTCGTTACACGCAATGAAAGCCGAAAACTTTTGTAAATTCGCATTCGTCTCTGCATTTCGCTGAACTTCATATAGCTTGCGTGCATACTCATTTATAATGTAAGCATCACCAGTTCTTGCCATGTTATTAAAAATCAGCACGCTATCGTTTTCATAAAGCATTCTAAATGGGCGGCCATTCGCGGCAATTGCGCTTCGTTCAGACGGCACTCCATACCAGTTGAGGGGGCCGGTGTATGCAACCCCTAGACCAAAATATTGGTCTAGGCTATCTTCATAAAAAACAAGTGCTGAACCCTGTGTAATAAGCATTAGCTCGAGATAACGAATGTCAATTCCTTTTGGCACATTTTCCCATTTAAACCGAGCTAGTGCAATGTTGAGCAATCGAATTGTGTATTCGTTGTATGTCACATTGTTAAGTGCTAGAGAATCAAAAAACTGAAAATCTCTCCCGCCTATTCCTTTTCTTGCCATTCATTCCACCTCTTTTCGCGCTTAGGGTTTAATTTTGGATTATTTTTCACAGATTTACGTATTGCTTTGCATTGGTTACAGTTATTTCTATCCTTACAGTACCAACACCCGTCTTGCTCTAACCAGTAATACAATGGCATAGACGGTCTAGCTTTGTGTTTTGCTTTTCCCATATTAAACTCCTAAACTATAGAATTATCAAGAGCATAATTCTTGATATCGTTTGTGTGCCAAAAAGTAACGCCCGTTTCAAACGCCTGTTTAATCCGGTTGTGCGCTACAACCGGGATATCATCAATTAAATTAGCGTCAACGCATTTCACGAAATTCCATGAACGGCGGCCATACAAGTTAGGCACTTTTGATTGAAGTGTCTTATAACCGTACATTGTAAAATAATCGTCAATGCGTTTTGCATATTCATAACGAACGCATTTCGGAAACATATAGAAATACCATTGACCATTTGCAAAGAAAGAATTTGAAGAAGCGGTATTTCCTCGCGCACTATCAGGTATTATTTTGTGTTCTTCAATTGTGACAAGGGTATTTGCTATTTTAGTTGCCGCGCCAACAACACTTTCAGCCGCTCCCGAAAAATCCCCAGTAAAAATTCCAACACCCGCCCCAACAGAACCGCCAACAATTGTTGTTAAAGCGTTTAAGTTCATCCCCATTTGGTTTTGAGCATACCAGTTTTTAAAAGTATCGTTCACCCATGAACAAACAGGGAAAGCGGGCATTGTTAATGATTCATCAAGTGATATGTTAAGACCTTTATAATTTAACGGTGTACATACAATAGGAGCAGACCCACCCAAAGAACTAAACAACACAAACGGCCCATTTAGTCCATGTGCTTCAAAATCAAAAAACTCGTAACGGTACTCTTTGCCACTTGCACCGGAGCCATACAATTCTAATGCTCTATAAGGGTAAGTATATAATTTGTTGTTTTTTGGGGTATACCCATCAAGCGGCGCAAAAATGTTTAACAATTTATTCCCGTAAATTCTTTCTGAGCCCATGCCAGACACCCAACCATAGGATGGCGAAGCGGGGAAAATATTCAAAAGTTCAAGCGGGTACATAAACATTGATACTATTGCATCACCTTTACCACTTTTTGCATACTCATCAACCATAGATATAGCCTTGTCTACTCGTTCTTTTTTCGCGTAATAATAAGATAGTCCCGTAAAAGTGTTATCAAGGAAACTGGAAGTAGGTGTGCCATCCAACCGTTCCGATACAGCTATGATTATCCCCGGTGTAAAATCATAAACAGTGCCGTAACCACTTGTAATATTTTGGTTGTATACATATTCTCCAGTTTCCAGATTTTCCGGAACAAGGTTGTTTCCGAATGTATCGTCATTTGTATGCTCACGCTCAACGAAAGAAATTTTCAGCGTGTTATCTGCAAACCATGTTTGGAAAACATCCTGTTCAAAATACACGTCACTTTTATTTTCGTTCTGGAAACGAATATCTGTAATAAAATTAAAGTACCAGCGGTTGTTATTTCGATAATACATGTAATTGCAGTTTGCAATCGTTTCATAATTTGCAGGAAACGAAACAAATTTATCATCACGTTGATAAGTTGCCCCATCAAGCGTTGCTATGATTTTTGTGGAAAGAAAAGAAAGACGTTCTTCCATATTCTGGAACAATCTAACATGCGCATAGTTATTCCCCCATGGGATGCCTGCACACAGATAAATTGTTGTATTGGGATTTATTGCCATTTTCTTCTCCTTTTATATTTGCCGGGCGGTATTCCCCGCCCGGCTATAAGCATTTATCTTTTAGTTGCGGTTGCTGTGCCAGTTTTGGATTTATCGAAAACAGAAGTAGCCGTAATAGTAATTGTGCCTGTTTCTGCCTCACCGAAATACAACGATCCGTCACGAGCAATATTTGTGGTTGCGTCGGTATTTCCGCTGATAGTCCACGTTACACCCTGCGGGTATAGTCCAGTGCCCGTAACATTAACTTTCATTTGAGTTACCGTGCCTTGAGCATAATTCGTCGTTGCGGGCGTTACTTCAACTTCCGTAATTGTGGGTGCTGTGGTAACAAATGCAACCGCGTTAGCAAACGGACACACTGCCATGATTCTCCAGTAATGCGCCCAATACTGCCAGTACAGGCCTTGCCCGTTCATGTCACGTGTAAATTTCTGCAAGCAATCCCATACAGCATAGAAATCTTCATCAATCAGAATCGCGTGCGTGTCCTGAATGGGGATTTCATCCACAACGATAACACGGTACTGAACTTTCGCGGGCTCCAGATTGAACAGGGTGCTATACCCAAGCACGGCCAGATAAGCATCGGTGTCCGCGTCGATAATAAGAACCTGTTTTTCTTTCGGCGTTGCAGTAAGGACACCAAGGCTATTATAATCCGAGCGCATAAAAGCCATCTTGTTAGAAACAGCTTTCATTTTCGCAAGTGCCATGTGCGCAGAGGTATTATCCGTTACTTCGTCAATTACTTCAACAGCGAACTTGCCCGCCGTCCCGTACTGAGCAAGCAGATTTTTCATCGTGATAAATTCATCCAGTTCCGCGCCCGTGTACATAGCATTAAATACAGAACTGATAAAATCGCTAAGGCCCTGCCACGACATAAACCCTTGACGTAACATGTCGTCAGAAATAGTCTGTTTATAAAATACTTGATAGTTAAGTTTTGCAAAGGCAGTATTAACATCAGGAATTTCGCGCTTCATCCATTCTTCCTCGGCCTGTGCCGGGTCAAACTGGTGTGCTTTTGCAAGATTTGTATAGACAAGTTCTACTGTGTCTCCGTATTCCAGAATGCCCTTTTTAAGTACCCTCATAGGATTAGTAAACAGTCGATACGTAATCCATACCCGACCAATAAGATTCACCAAAGTATCTACAAAAGCATTCTGCGCGGGCTGATAATCAAGTACCGCCGCACCAAATTCCCGGATATTATCCTGTGTCACCTGTGGAAGTCGATTTTCAAAGCTGGGATTTTCCGCTACCATCTGCGCGCGAAGCGCGGTTAGAATCTGCGGTGCATTATTGGTTACACTTGTTAAAACTTTTGCACTTTTCATTTTTCAATTACCTCCTCATTAAAAATGGATTTAATCTTTTCCGTTTCGTCTTTGATGTCGTCGAAATCATCATCTTTCAAATCTTCAACATGCTTTCTAACAGCATCACGGCCAGTCAAAACGCGGGTAACATAATCACGCTTAAAATCCTTAAACGCATTGGAAATTCCGTCCATTTTATCGGACATTTCTTTCCAGTAACGTTCCATTCCCTCTTGCTCATCTTCACTATCGTGCAACCTGCGCAAATCTTCGCGCATGTCGTCCGTCATGCCGTCCTCACTATTGTAAAGACGGTCAATAAATTCACGGGCTTCGCTAAGTTTCATTTTTAGTTTTCTCCTTTCACTTTCAAGTTTGAAATAGCGTCTTTCAATTCAATGTACGCTTTCGTATTATCCGCAAGAGCATTTGTAAAATTTTCTTCACTTTCCGCATGCGCGTTCATCTGTTTGACATTCAGCCAAACAAGAACGCCGCACATTACAATCGGAAATCCGAGCGTACTAACTATCTGTGTCATTACTGTGTAATCCATTTTCTCACACCCTTTTATTAGCAAATTCATTTGCTAAAATTTGGAAATCTGCAACAGTCTTTTGTGAGTACAAAATATTACAACATTTTCGCACACCAAGAAAAATCCCGTACATCATACCCACTTCTTTAGAACTCGCTTTTTGATAATTGATGTAGCTTTCAATATAAAGTGCTTTCAGTTTTTCACACATTGGGGAGCTCACTCAAATCTTTATTAAAGATTTTAAGAACTGCTACATCGGTAATATCCTGCCAGTAATTCCAGCTTCCAAACTCCTGCACTTTGTTAAGGTCATCAGGTTTTACGCGAAACTTTCTCTTATTACCAAAGTATAAGTAATTTTCAGGGTCATTGCTTGCGGGGCTGTTAATCGTGTGCCCGTTTTCAGCGAAAACAACAATCAGCATATTTGCAGTAAAATCAGTCGGCATTGGTGGTTCACCCCCTCCATACTCTACCTCATAACGCCCAACGATATTTGGGAAACCATCTTCCGGCGTTACCAGATTATTTGTAATTCCGCGCCCAACGTGCCATTCTTCATGGCAATGTGGGCCAGTTGTATTACCAGTCATTCCGAAGTTTCCGATAGGAGTTCCAGCTGAAACAGAATCTCCGACTTTAACAAGGCGTTCCGCGTGGTGTGCAGTCAGCACTGTGCGGTCAATAGCTGGGTAATAAATCGCAATAAAATTCCCCCACGACCAGTTGCCCCCTGTGCCGTATTCGCTACGCACGACTTCACCGTTACCAATCGCACGCACCATCGTATCGCCCATTACTCCGGAAGCGTCCCGCGTGTTCCAGTCTTTACCACGGTGAGAACCCCCGAAAACCTGTGTGACATTTACAAGTGAGTTAGCCGTAATCCAAGTTGTGTAAGCCATTGTTTTTTCTCCTTTTAAATAATTATTTTCAACATGCTTTTAATTTCATGCTGAATTTTTTCATTTTCGTAAGCAAGTGTACCCGTTTCCAGTGCTTCTTTTATTCTTCTAAAAAACGGATGCCGTTCATACTGCTTTACATATTGAATTGACTTGTTGATACTTTCTTTATCTGGTGTAAAAACCATAGTATTATAAGGGTCGTAATCGTATGATATAATTGTCATCCCTGTGTCGTAATCAAACCACACGCCGTATTTTTTGTCCCTCCAAACAAGAGTAAAATAAAACCGCGTGTTTTTCCCTTTTTTCATTATCTGTGCTTCATCATCCAAATAGAATTTATTATCAACAGAATAATCTGCATAACCGAGTGCGCGTGACATTTGCCCGAACCTTGTATTTTCTTTCGCCTTTTTGAATTCTGCACTTGTCGGAACTACCTGCAAAAGGATGTTATCTCTTACAACTGCATTTTTGTTTTTCGGTAAAGATAAATCCCATTGAATAAAATACGGGTTCGCCATTGAAATTGCATTACCAAGCATAAATAAAATAACATCATCCCGCATTCTTGCTATCGTATCGTATAAATCAAACAACAAAAACGGTTCATTTCTCAAGTAGGATGAATGGGGTTTATCAATAATAAATTCCTCAAAAATTAAATTTGAAATATCTGGGAACGCACTTGACTTGTAATCACTTGCCTTTGTCAACGCAAAAGTGTATCCGGCCAATTCTTCATTTACGTACCATTGCCCGCCGTCATATTCTATTTTAGTGTCGGGGAATACATTATTTTTTATAATATCATTGAAATATTTATCAGCTGTTTTTAATAGTTCGTCTTTGTATCTGCGAATATATCCAAATTGTTTGCCCTTTTTAAGAAAATCACGCACCGCTTTGATTTTCCACTGGTAGGATTTACCAATCCCACGCCCGCCAAGCACAATGTTAAAAAGTGCATTATATGATAACGTATTATTTATATCATAATACATAAAATCACCTCAACAGGATTTACAGGCAGAAATATTATAGCTTGCAAGGCCCGATGTTACAGACGGCCGGTTTCACCCGTTGCGCTCCGCTGTAAATAGTATTTACATTTTCCTGTAAATCCTATTATAAACATACCTGTAATTTACAAATTATGCCATGGATTTTTGTTGTTCAAATATGGATAATTGATTCAAACAGCTTTTGATAAAATTTCTTTAGTTGCATATAATATTTGAAAAATTCTTTCATTTTTCTAATCTCCATCCATTCATATATTTTAAATTGGTTTCGCAAAGCGAACATTTTTCTTTGCATAATTCCTCAAGATTTCTTTTTAACTCTTTGTTTTCACTTTCAAGTCGATTGATTTTAATAATTGCTTTTGCGAGTTTCAAACTAATTTCATCATATAAACCGCACATCTCATTATATTTACGCTCCATGATTTCATTTTCGTCATAGATTCTTTTACTATCTTTAATCAAATTTACATAGGCTCTTTTCAAGTCGGAATATTTTTCAATAAAATTGCTGTACATATAAATTAACCCCTTATATTAAACTCTTTATCAACCAGTACAATCCCCCCGTCAACGTGAACGGGCATAAGTTTTCCGGTGTACGTTGCGCACGGATGAAAGTTTTCCCATGTTACCTGCTCCTTTCCCTTGTCTGGCAAGCCCGCGCAAGTGACATGTAAATTACCATCTATTTCTTCAATGTATGTTTTAGGTCTTAAAAATCGTGCTCTTGTAAAATGGCTTTCGTGCGCCCACGCGCCAAGTTTATAATCATCTATTTCAATGAATTTTTTAATATCTTCCACAGGTAAAGTTGTGTGGATACTATCTGTATCACTGTAAATGTACATGTCTTTACCGTATTTTTCTATGCTGTATTCCTTTATTTTCTGACTGGTTTCAATCGTGTATCTGCGCGCATAAGCTGTAATGAACGCGCCCACAGGTAAATACAAGGCTTCCCTTGTTTCTGGTGGAGATGTTCTGTATTTCACAACACCTTTATCAAGGTACGGATGCTTTTTCGCGCATATAGGGTCAAGTGCGAATTTACCATATAATGAATTTAGCATGATCTTCGACCAGTTTCGCATAGTAGGATTATGTTCTTTACCGGCCTTTATTTTCTCCTGCATCCATTTATCTATATACTTTTTAAACAAATCTTTTGAAGCTCTGAATTTCCAGCCGCGAATATATTCTAAATTGTAAACATTATAATGTTTTAAAAACAACTCAAAATCTACATTTGTTAAACAAAGCGGAACGATATCCCCATTACTTGAAGTTACATATTCTGTTTGAACAAAGCGGCTATTCCCTTTTAATTGAATTGTCGGCAAATATCCCTCTTTTAATTCAAACTCACATTTAAATAACTGAATATATAGCGGGCGTTCTGCATCTTCAACATATTCACCGTCATAAAATTTGGGTTCTCCCCACGGCAAATCACAGTAATACATGCGGGACGGATACAGGCTGTTTACGTCGAATACATTACCCTCACCTACATCTTTATCCGCGTATATCGGATTTAAGTAGGTAAACCCCCCTTTATAGGCTTTGCGGATATCCTTGTCGTAATTCGGTTCGGGAAACAACGTTCTAAACCTCTTTTTCCCTATGATGCTTTTAAAATCTTCTAATGCGCAACTTCCCTGCGTCAGTTTTTCAAAACCCATTTTAAAAATCCGGTCAAGCGCTAAAGACATAATCTGTACGTCATGTTTCAAATATTCAGTTTCTTCTTTCGTTAAAATATGGTTTGTTCCACGTGGAACATTATAATCAATTTCAAGTTTCTGAATATCCAAATGGAATGCTTTTGCTATTTCATCAACCGAATAGTTTAACAGTTTCATACTGTCTCGCAATTCCAAACTATTTCCATTTTCAAACCGTATCTTTATTTTATAAAACTGGCCCATATCGGATATAAGTGCATTGAATTGCTTATTGTACAATTTTTTACTTTCAACATATTCATAACCATGCTTTAATAGATAGCTGATACAAAATTCACCATCAAATTTAAGGTTATGAAAATATAAAATTAAATTTCCACTTTCTTCGCATGTTTCAAAGAAACTTTCTATACTGTTTCCTATTACAATGTTATCTATAACACCTATTTCACATACAGCCCAAGCCCAAACCCTGCAATCATTTTTATCTGTTGTGGTTTCAAAATCTGCCGTAAACATTACAAGTTTAAAACCGTCAAAGCATTTTCAATTTTATTTATCATAGCATTTATGGCTTCTTCGCCATATGAATATTCAATTTCAAGATACGAACCATAGAAAGGGTCTTGGCTTGCGAAATAAAAAGCTGTGCCATTTATTTTACTTATCCTATCAACTAATTTATCACCAGCCGCACCAAAGTTATTTTGAATCGCTTTAATATAATTTCTTTTATAACCATCATCCAAAAAAGTTAAATAACCGCTACGCCCGCGATTTTGTGCAGTTTCCAGCCTTTTTTTGACTTCCATCAATGTACGACCGGTTCCTTTTGTAATGGGTCTTAAACTCTCCTGTTCAATTGTGTAAAATGAGCCCCTGCGCTGTGCTTCCAGAATTTCAAACCTTTTCGTGGTTTGCTTATTCGCTTTCGTAATGGCACGTTCGACTTGTTCTCGGACAAACAGCGGAACTTCCAAACTGCTCCCCGCTTTGTATTTTACCATTTTTTGTTTTTCGGGCTTTGCCAATTCCTGTAAACGATTCAACTCACGCGCTATTTCTGCATCTGTCCTACCGCGCATTACTTCCGTGCGGGTCAACGTATCGAGAATTTTAAACGCTTCATTTTTCGATTGCAATTGTAGCAAGCGCCTGTTGTATGCACGAATTTCTTTGTCGATATCCCTAGTCCTTAAATTCCCGGCGGTGTATTTCAATTTTTAACACCCACTTTCTAAATAGTGCGCCCCGGTTACCCGGGGCGCTGTTTTTCTCTTACTCGAAATCCAAAACCATAATCTTTGCTCGAACACTTTCACCAATCTTTGAACAAGTAATAAAACCGGACTTCACATTGATTTTATTCATGCCCTCGTCAAAATCAGTCAAATCAACATCTTTTCGGAAAAAGACTGAATAGAACATTCTGTCACCGTCGCTATTTTTTACGGAGGTGGAAGCGTAAAGTTTCCCGTTACTACCAGTTTTTACCCAAAAAGTCAGCTCGCCTTTAACATCGAAAATTGTTTCTACGCGTTCTTTTGTTTCTGCTTTCTTTTTATAAGCCATTTCAGTTACTCCCATTCTAAATTATTCGTTTACAAGCGTACCATATTCTTTTACAACTTCTGTACTAATTTCATTGCCTTTTTGAAATCTGCATCATTCTTGTACAGTCCGTCCATTGTCTCAACACAATATTCCCCATCTTTTTCTTTCATTACACTATAAATACGACCCTCATAAATTTTCGCTTTCAAATGTCTCCTTTAATTTTGTGTTTTTATTATAAACGGCATTTAATAAAACGTCAACCCTCCTTTTAAACTTTTCTGCCGTTTCTGACTTTAAACATACCCCTGCACATAATACGCTTTATAGGGACAATTTTCGCACATAATACGCTTTATAGGGACAATTTTCGCATTTATTAACTGTATCTTCTGTTTCTTTTACCTCTTTTATGGTATCAGAAATTTCATATAAAGCGTCTCTTATTTGTGCAAGTGCGTTTATCAGACCTATATCTATCATTTGTATAAGCTCTCCCCTCTACTGCAAAAATCATAAAGATTCGGATTTCTAAGGCCGTGATAGTTTCGGCATTCGCTGCCTTTAATATTCGCGTAAAAATGTTTGCAGTCTCTACACCTGATAATTTTGACTTTTTCTTCGGTTCTGTCTTTTATATCTTTTTTATGTATAAATTGAATTACAACGGCTTGAATGGCTAATATCATCAACCCTAAAATAATGCCTAACCCTATGGAACGTAGCCCTAAAACAAAATCTTCGTACATGTTTAACCCTCACAGTTTTTATAAGCATCCTTTAAAATTCCATCTTCCCAGTAAACCAACCTGTGCTCGCCGTCGTTCATGTGAACAAAACCATATTCAACTTCTGATAGCATGTTTACTCCGTCTACTATCTGTAAAGCACTGTCTAAATCTATTCTTGCTGTTTCGTTTAAAAGTGCAATGTGTTCTTTTTTAAGTTTCATTGTAGTACCTCCACAAATATAAAGAAACCATTTTTATCTTCGTATAAATTTTTAAGCGTATAACAATTATAATTAACTAATTCTAGGGTTTCACATTTAGAATTGATGATTTGTAAGTCACCATTTTCAATATAAAACAATCTATTATCTAATACAGCATCAAATCTGTGTAGGCAACACAAATAATCTTCATCAAGTTTTAATCGTAAATGTTTTAAATTTACACTTTTTGAAATCTTAAATATAATGCCGGAATAATCAAATTCTTCCACAAAATCTTCAATATAATATTTCTTATGCATATTAATTAACCTCCAACTTTCTGCCACATTCTGGGCAAAATTTGGGAATGTAAACATTCAACACCTCCCATCTATTGTGGTTAAATATCTCCGATAAAATTATAAGACCCCTCCCTTCACCACTTCTCATAACTATACGCGAATTTTTTCAGTATCTCCAATTACAAAGTATGCGAAATTTTCATCTTCGCAACAAAATCCACATTTACACATTTATAATCATCTCTCCTACTATTTATAATATTTCAATCACCTAACATTTCTTGAAAATGTAACAAGTATCCATTGTCCCAAAGTTCAACGTAGAATTTCCCCTCAAATACATATACAATTGTTTCCAGTTTTTCACGATTCACCATTATTTCACCTTTGTTTATTATCATCCCATAACTTTGCACTTCCCAATGTTTGTTTGGATTTACAACACTCATATCTCCCTTTATCCTCCCGCTCAAATTTTAACCATCCTTTTCATTGTAAACAGCATAAAGGTTCGTTTCCCTTTCACTATCTATATTATAGCATGGATTGTTTTATTTGTATTTGCATTATCGTCTCTTTCTGTTTGTACTATTGTGTATTTTTTGTAGGCCGCACCTGCCTTGACGCGCCACGGGACTGACGCTTGCCACTTGTACCTTACCGCGTGCGCTCTACCCCCTTTCGCTGTACCGCGTGTGCTTTATAGACCAGCTTCCATATTTTTCAAGATGCGGTTGCTCTGTTGCCAGTTTCTTCCATCCGCGTTTGCACTATCGTCCACGGTTTGTTTGCACTAACTCATTTGCACAATCGTCCACAAATGGGGAACCCATTTGCACAATCGTCCTCGTA